ATCTTACCGTAGATGTCGTGACCCTGGACCCCGAGGTCGCATGCGTCGTCTCTGAGGATAACCTTCTGCCTTGCTTGACGCCATTCGGTCGAGTGATAGAAGGATTGGTTCAGATACCGTTCGAAACCGAAGGTCTGATCCCCTGGATCCTGATTGAGACGCAGGTACTCGTACCGTTCCTCGAAGGATTCGATGCGAGAGAGTTCATGGTAGGTCCGAATCCGACTCAAGACCCACACCTCCTCCGGCGTAGGACTTGAACGCCTCGAGAACCTCCTTGTAGGCCTCCTCCCCTCGTGCTGAGGCCGCCAGAGCGTCGGCTTTGGCCTTGAGCATGTCGTTCTCGGCCTTGATTCGCTCCTGCTCCAACCGCTCTCGGCTCGTGGCGAGCTTGAGGTAGTGCGTGATGATGGAAGGAGGAGCCGTGCCGTCCAGTAGCATCTCCTCAGCTCGCTGGACTGCGAGCGAAATGAGTTGATTCTCCTGCTGCTCCGGAGTGGCGGCCCGTCCTCTGGGTGACTTCTTGGCCCTTGCCACGGAGTTCTCTCCTATTCCGGGTTCCTTTGCTGTTTCCGAATCCGGGTTTCAGGTAGGACAGGACGACTTGCGTACCCCTCGTTGGGTAGAAAGGAACGAACGCAAGAAGACCCCAACGACACAGGTCGTCCTGTCTTATCCGAAACCCGGATTCGGTGTGCCCAAACCTACCTCCGGGGAAAATGCGAGGTGCGGGCCGATGACGGGGGGTGGGCCATTTTGCGGACCCTGTCCCCCCTCTTTTGAAGTTCAGAATGGACGAAATGGACGAAAGCTCGTCAGAATTCTCGTTCTACAACTTGATAGTTTCCAGTCAAGTTTAGTTTGAGAATCTCTTCAATCGCTTCATTCGTTGCTTCAAGTTGATCGGCTTCGGTGAGGTCAGTACTAGTGGTAGTGACCCGTGCCAGGTAGGCGCAGGTGTGGTAACCTTGACTTACATCAAACTTAAACCACTCTTCGAACTCATCGAAAGGATCGTAAGGATTGTCCTCGGTAGTGAGTGCTAGGCGTAGCATGGCTCTATACACCCCGTTTCAAGGACAATGGACAGCTGACAATGGACAAGAAGCTACCCATTCAGGTACTCCCTAACTCTAGCTGTAGAAATGCCCAATGCCTCAGCGATCTGTGCTGTGTTGGCTCCGTTAGATCGAAGAGTCTTGATTCGATCCTTCTGAGCACCAGCAAGAGGAAGCTTCTCCCTTGGCAAAGCCAGTGCCTTGATGCTGTCAAGATCAGAGTTGGCTAGAATATGCTCCATCATCGAGTTAGATATAGCACCCTTCTGGATGGCCTCCCACTCACGAGGGGTGGGGACTACTCTTGTGCCTTCTCTATCGTAACCAAGACGGCGGCGGGCGGTCTTGATGGCCATGGCCTCAAGCTTAGCCCGTTCTTTCTTGGTCAAATTTGGATTTGATTCAAGCTTCTTCTGCACAACACCTTGTGCCACTAGCTGTGCCTGCCGCTCTAGGGGCTTCTGTTTGAGGGCCCGGTTCAATTTAGCGCGGAGGGTGGCAACTTCAGGGGCATAGCTCTTAGCAGCCCGGGGGTCTCGTTTGATGGCGGGGGTTGAAATGGCACGCTTCCTAATATCGTTGGCCATGGCCTTCAACTCGTTGGCGTGCTGTGCGTAAATACCCTCCATCAGTGTACCCGAGGATAGCTTCCGAGCATCGGTAGCCTCTGCCATCCTGGTGGTCTTGGTCTGCTTCTTGACTAGCTTACCCTGCTTGTTAATGTAGGACTCGCCAGTCTCCTCGTAGACCCTGCGGCCAGTGGTTGCATCATATGGACCGCCCTTCGCTGCACTGCGTGGCTTGCGATGAGGTACATACTGAACACCCTTGGACCTGGAAATAAGAGTGGCTGCACCTTTATCGGCGCCACCCTGGTACTTCCTCTTCAATGCGGCTATGCCGTTGTCTACCTCGGACTGTTTGTAGTTGAGATTATGCTTCTCGGCATCAATAACAACCATGGAGTGACGAACAGCCCGGGACAATTCATCGGCACTGGCACCCTTGAGAGTCATGTCGGTAATAAGGTTGGATACCTTACCCATCTGGGTCTGAGTATCCGACATCCTCTTCATCCCAGGGTAGCCAGGATATGTTCTCTTGGGGTCGAATCCCTTCAATCCCTTGAGTGGGGCGGTGGAACGAATCCGAGTCTTTCCCTTGTTGGGAATTACCAGGACGGAGTCGCCATCAAAATCAGCACCGCTAAGACGCTCAGCGACAGAAGGATGGATCCCAATAGCATCCCTAGCATTGCCAAGAATACTTCGAGACTTCTTACCTCGGTTGTTAACAGTGAGCGTAGGAATCTCGAAAGTCCCGCCATGAGGATAACGCACGAGACTAACAACGTCACCGTCCCGATAGTTAGGAGCATATACCTCACCCTTCTTGAGATGGGGCATCGGCAATAACACCTGAGACGCTTGACCTGGGAGGGCCTTGGCCTTGAGATGCACCGAAGCCGAGTCGCAGTCATCAGCCAGGGACATGAGCATCCGCTTACGAATAACGGGATTCGTAAGACCCATGATCTCATCGAGCTGCTTCCGCTTATCGTCACGTACAGCCTGAAGTTGGCGCTTGGCCAACTTGGGGGACTGCTTGGATAAGAACTGTGAGGCCAGGGACTGGGACCATGAGTCCCACTTGCCCTCCTCATTCACAATATTGAGTGCGCTCAGTTCCTTCTTGCCGGTCTTCGGGTCCTTAAATAACTTCTGCTTAACGACCGCACCAAACGGATTCTCGGGATCCTCCTTCATGGGCTTGAGGACCGTGTGGTCCTTGGAGCCCAGCATGGGTGTGCCCTTCTTCTTGTTGGTGTTGAAGACTATGTCCTTGCCCTTCGGAATATCATCCGAGTACATGGCCATGCCCTTGAGGTAGTGCGTCCCGTCCACGGAAATACGCACCTGGGCGTAGTTGGAGCCACCGAGGCTGAGCTCTTTGACTCCACGACGAAGTAGAATAACCCCGTCCATGTCAGTACCGCCGTCTTCGGCATACTTGATGGCGACCTTCTTCGAAGATATGGCTCGAGGAGTACGAAGTCCAGTCGACAGCAGCCCCTTCTCGTCAATCACCACACCAGGAGTGCGGATCTTATCCCTCTGTGCATGAATATCGGCAGCTTTGGTGCCGGGAGGGGCGAGAACCTTGAGGATGGTGTAATTATCGCTGTTGGCCTGCTTGACCTTGACGTCGTGAGTAGTATATCCCTGAGCCTTCAGGGCCTCGACGGCGGTCTTCAAAGATGTCGACGAACACTGGAGGTTCTGCTCAACGCCGAGACCGTACTCGATGAACTTCTTCTGTTTCACCTCGTCGGCCAGAATATCCTTGACCCGGGTGATCTCGTCCTTGCGATACGATGCGTTGGGCTTGAGAAGCTCACGAACCGAGGACTCGTTGAGTCCCATGCGTCGACCGATCTCCGTGTTGGGCAGACCGGCGTCCTTGAGACGAGATGCTCGAGAAATATCGCCCGCCTTCTTCTCGGCACGAGCGATGCTGTTCAGAGCACGGTACTCGGTGGTGCTCATGCCCCAGGCCTTGGCAATATCGACCTCAGACATGCCCTGAGCCTTGAGCTTGTCTCGCTCGGCGAGGAAGCCCTGGGCTGACTGATATGGATCCTTACCAGAGCCCCATGGGAAGCGACCCGAGTGGCGCTTGGTCCCGTAGTGTTTGAGGATATCGGAGGGCATCAGTTCTCCTCAGTCTTGATCTCCTCGATGAGCTTGTCAAACCAGACGATCTTGTCCATGATATGGGCGATGTCGTCGGGCTGTGGAGTGTCGACCAGAATATCATCGTTCTGGTAGATGCGGGTCTCGACGTTGATCTCGCCAGGCAGCTTCTCGTACTCCAGGCAGAACAGTGCCGCGTAGATATGAAGCTGAACCATGTTGACGCGAGTCACGCCAGTCTTGAGGTCGTGGATGCGGAGAAGATGCTTCTTCTCGTCGAAGCCGATGGCGTCGGCTGTTCCAAATGCGTTCTCGCTGTGATATAGAACGACCTCGGGATCAAGACCGTAGCCAATGGCGTCGTTCACGTAGGCGTTGAAGGTGGCCTTGTTCCTCGGCATCCGCATCTTTAGGCGAATATGCTCTGCGGCCAGGGCGTGAAGCCTGGTCCCCATCGCTGCCGCCTGTGCTGTCCTGAACGCCTCGCCCAGCTTCTCGTCGTCGTAATTGACCCAACTGTGCTTGCTGGCGCTCAGAAATGCGTGCAGACCCTCCAGTCTTGAGTGTACGTTCCAGTTCATCGAGCGTTCCTTTCTCGTTCTCTGGGTATATGAATGATGCGAAGGACCACTCACCGAGCTTGTCGATGAAATGATCCTGGTTCGGTCGGTGAGCAGCATCTGCGCTTCTCTTGACCTCGAGTGCGGCCCACTTGGATCCGAATATGATGATCAGGTCGGGTATGCCCTGATTGTGGTTCGGATCGTTCTTGAGGATGAGGCAGCCAGGCAGGCGTTCCTCAATCCTAGATATGAGTCCGCGTTGGTAGTCGCGTTCGAGCATGGGGTCTATCCTCGAATCAAGAATTATACCCACGGCTGGCCGGGGCGCCGCATGTGTCGGTACTCGTAAGTTGTTTGAGTTTACTATGCGGTGTTGAGGTAGCGTAGTTTCAGCCAGCCGTGGGAGCTGTGGTGAAGGAAGAGGGGGTCGAAAATATAGAAGGCCCATCTCCTTCATTAGGATACATGTTCGCGACGCGGTCTATTGTACATGTCGTTGGATCTTGTGATGGTGGTGCATGTACAATACAGTGCATGTACAATACTTGCCATTTGCCACCCAAACCCTGTATACTCTCTATATATAAGAAAATTTACTCAACTCCTGGTAATCAGAACAAAACTGGCAAATTGGCAAAATGGGGGTATAAACGTTGAAATTGCAACGAAAAGTGCTTGCCAGATCGTTTGCCACCCCCGTTTCAAAACTGGCAAATCGCCCCAAAACTGGCAAAATTTGGCGCACGTGTATAGTACAGATTCTGGCCCGTTTCAAAACTGGCAAAAAAACTGGCAAAACACATACGCCACTCCAGTCACACAAACATCAGAAGCGTTGCCCACCCGCCATACCAAGTGGTACAACGGGTGGTACAACAATCACCTCAGAGAGTCGTAGAACCCCCTCTCATTGAAGATCTCCTTGACCCGAATCGCCCTCGATATGGCCTGATCGATAGGTGACTGGCTCTTCAGATAGTAGTAGTTCAGGACTGAATAAGGAGTGTTCAGCCTGTCAATTCGCCCCTCACACTGCTCCATGACCTTCCAAGAGTAGTTCTGAGAGAAGAATATCATCGTGTCACAAGTGGTACAGTTCCAAGCCTCCGCACCAGCTGTGTACTGCACAAGATACACCCATCGCTCACCCTCCGGCAAGGGTTCATGCTTATGCCCGTTGTACTCGGCGATCGGTACTCCGAGAATATCCCCCAATGACCGCAGCATGAAGAGCTCATAGTCGAAATTGTAGAAGACAATAACTCGAGGATGCTCCTCACACAAGGCTCGAACCGCCACAAGTCTCACAGGATCCTCATTCGTCACTCTTCTTAAGACATGACAGAGGCCTCCTGCGTTCTTGATAGGCTCTTCCTTGTACGGATCGAAGCGGTACTTCTGAATCGTACGATATGGCTTTTCCTCGTAGGATACCGGGACGTCCATCCGCTTCTTAACCGTCTTCTTGACGAACGGCATGTCAACGAGGACCTTCTTCCGAAGCCGTAGCAGCTTCCCTTGCCCAAGATATCGCTCAAGACGAGGATAGCCCGCTCTGTAGTTGAACTGGCAGTGCTCCCTCTCGAACTGGGTGCGGTTCTTGAAGAAGCCATTGGCGATAAATACCGGGCAGTAGTCCATCCAGTTGTCGCCAGGCGTGCCAGACAGCATGATCCACTCGTTATGGCGAGCCATCTTGACAAATGTCTTGGCCCATTTGCCGTTCCCGATGGCTCTCTGCTCGTCGAATATGATGAAGGAGTCACGGATGTCACTGTAGTTACTGATGTTGTTCCACGAATCGACCGTCGTGTAGTCCGTCAGCCCATACATCGAGACATCGCCCTGCCAATCAAGGTCATCCCTCTTGCGAGCAGTGGTGATTATATATAACCTGGGTCCTTCGGCAAGCCGCCTCGGAAGATCGGCCGGATGCCGCACCCCCAGCACTCTCTCAACGTAGTACTGGAGGGCGACAACCGACTTCCCCGAGCCCGGCTTACCGGTCAATATGCACCCATTCCTCAGGTTCTTCACCGCTTCGACCTGATGGGGCCACAGATCAACCGGTCCCAAGGCTCAGTCCCTCTCGGTCTGGATGCAGACAAGGGGCGCGGACATGCTCATAGATCCGATTGGAAGCTCTTCGTACATGAGCTTGTCCTCATACACGTCTCGGATTGACACGGCGGGTCCGCCATCCTTCGAGAAGGTCCAGATATCGAAGAGGCCCTCCTTCTCGTAGAGAACCTCGCCGCCCTTGATGATGGTCAGATAGATCTTCTCGGCGGGTATCATGATGCATTCCTTGTGAACATGAGGTCCTGCTTGTTGCGGCCGGGATATGCGGGTAAGGCCTTCTCGACCGTCCACTCTGATAGGTCAAAAGTCTCGACCCCTTTGGACGACGAGAATACGTAGACTTTTCCGTCAATCTCCTCGTATCCGTATGCCGTATAAGTCTTAGGTGACTCAGTCAAGCTATCCTTGACGATCTCGATCTCTTTACGCTGCCTCTTACGAAAATAGAGCGTTTGCCACTCCCCATTCTCGCTGACTTCCTTCTTCTCGATCTCCCAATACCGAAGATCCAGTCGGTAGTCCTCAAACCCAAGCATGTTGATCCGCGGTCCGCCAGCAAGAATCCGGTGGCCCTCTCTGACGTCGACCGAATACCGCTGAGGTGTGTATTGGTAAACCGCGTCTTCGTAGTCGATCAGCATTGAGGTGATTATACCCATGTCAGTTTTCCTTCCTTTCAATATCGTACAACGACGGCTTCATCCAGACGGTTGTCAGATGATTGACGTCGTCCTTCTGCTCCCACTCTCGACTCGAGAAGGTCATGATACCTCCGTCAACTAACCGGAAATACCAGACAGTCCAACCGGTCTCGTCGTACTCAGCCCAGCGTTCGCTGAACTCGGCCCTCCGAATGTCATTCCCGTATTCCCAGATCAGGATATATGGATCATGCCCGTCGTTGTGCGGGCTCTTGTACTCACTCACCACAGAACTCCTTGGTAGATAGTTTCCCACTTGCGTCGTTTGGCATCCCAAGCCCTCCTCATCGAGTCGCTGTGGGACTCCAGGAAGAGATTTGAGAGCCTATTATCAGTCAGGTCACCGTTCAGGTGTGCAACCCTCTGTAAGGGCTCCAGAGGGCCGTTGAAGGCCTCCCAGACCATCTTCTGGACATACTTCGTCCGTCTAATCCCGCGATCCCAAAGGGTTACCTGGACATACCCATTCGCCCTGAGGCAGGGCGTAAGAATCTGACCAGTCGAGATACGACGAATCCTACCGAGATCACTGACCTCGATATCATCGATGATGCTGTCCTTAAATGTCTCAGTAGGAGCCAAGTCGGCAGTGCTGGGGGATTCCACTCTCCCTCTCTCCTTTCACTCCGTCGACCATGTGAATATAGTACTCGACCGGCATGTATTCCTTTCCGTCCTCCTCGATGATGGGCTTGTACTTCGGTCCGTCCTCCTTATCACCCTTGGGCGGAAAGTAAGGGTACTCGTCACTGAGATACAAGTTGTCCAGGGCGCAGTTCCAGACGTTCCCGTCTTTGTGGCAGAGATAATGCGAGTTAACCTTCTCTCCCATGAACGTCTCCCAGACGGTGAAAGCAACCGGGAAGGTCCGGCTCTCCCCGTCGACACGGACTGAGAACATGAGGTTGGTCCTGCTCGGAGGCATCATGGGCTTGATCCGATGTAGGGTAGTCATGTTGATCAATTCGCCGCCCTTGCTGATGGCAAAGCCCGGCCAGCGATCCAGAGGCGTGAACTCCTCGTTCAAGTCCTTCAGATATAGGTTCTCCAAGGAGCAGTTCCAGGGATCATCGTCCTTATACCGCACCTCGTGCATGAATGGGATCTCGCCGTGGAAATGGGTCCAGATGATCTTGCTGAGGAGCTGAACCCGGTAGCGATGTCCTTTGTAGAAACGGATTTGCGGAAGACCATGCCTGGACGTCCGGACAGGTATAAGCTTGCCTGAGCGCTTCCCGTAGACAGTTCCGTCCTCTCGGATATCGTAGATGTTCGGGTCGGGCATCGGGTTAGGCGTTGCCATCAGTAGCCTCCTCCACGAGACGGTACGCAGAAATCATGTTGTCAGCTACTCCGAGTAGCTCCTCTTCGTGCCAGGCGATCCAGTGTTCGCCGTGCCGTTCCACAGTATATGCTCTCATGCCCAGTCCTCCTTGACGATTACCGTGTCGTCAGTCCACTCCTCGCAGATGAATTGGTCGATGGGGAGATATGTGAGGGTGTCATCCAGCTCGACGATGACTAGAGCGGCCCGGGGATCCTCGTCTCCGATATCTCCGTTACAACATAAATCCTTGATCTTACGCTGGGCAACTTTGCCATCGAGCGTCTTTAATACCAGCTTCATTTACGTCTCCTACACGTGTACAATACAGAAAAAATGAGGATCAGTTCTTGTAGCGAGCGGTGATGACTTGATTTTCGTCGTCGACCTCGAACTCGCGGATGTATCCTGAGAGACGAACGCGGTGGCCATCGTCTTTCAAAATCTCGAGGCTACCGTCTTCTGTCCAACGTATCCTTCCTCTAACGCTCCAGTTCTCGATGTAATCCGCGTTGGATTCGACGTTGATGGTCCACTCGTCTGGTTCCTCCTCAACAGGAGGGAGTTCCCAGATAATCAGAGAGTCGTCGGAGACGACGTCGAATGTGCAGTCGTCGGTACTGGCCTGGACCTCATGGACACCAAGTTCATTATTAGTATCGACCTGTACGGTCCACTCGGTGAACCCGGGCTTGTCGACTTTGGCTGTGGCGACGATGTCAAAGTCGTAGCTACGGCCATCATATTCGTGAAAGTAAAGCTTCTTGAGCATGCGTTCGTTCCTTCTAGTGGGTATGGGGGCCCCAGGTCTCCCCAGGGCCCCCGTGGATATGGATGTCAGTGCAGGATGGGCTCGTAGAGACCCCAGAGCTGACCCTCGGTCATGAGGTCGAACTTGTTGTCGCTACGACGGATAATCCACTTGCCGACGGCTCCTGTGTGAAGGTCGGCCTTGATCTCCTCGTCACTGGAGGCCCAGTTGCGGACCATGCGGAGATTGTCATCCGTGACCTTAACCGCCTCACAGACACTACGGCGAGGGTTGAAGAGCTTGACTTCGAGCGGCATCAGAACGGAACCTCCTCGGTGTCGGCGTCCTCGGCGTACATAGCCTCAAGCTCGTCCTCCACGATAGTGAAGAAGCCCTTGTCAAGATATGCCGAGCAGAACTCTACTCCAGCTTGAGTACGTCCGTGATAGGGGCGGAGGGCAATATCGGCCCGCTCTAGGTCTGCGAAATCGAGGGCGCCGACTGTCTGCTCGTTCAGGAGCGTACGAGTACGTCCGATGATCGAGACGATCTTGGGCGGACGCCCTCCGAAGTTGACCTTCACCTTGATATAGGGAAGGGGCTCCTCCGTGTCGTCCCGAGGCTTCAGGGTCTTGATGTTGAACCCTTCGGTCCGGAAGTCGTCGACGGCATCGTCCGGGAGGATAACGCAGAAGGTGCGAGCCGTGTTTCCGAAGCGGTCTTTCTCGCCAGCGAAGTTGCGGAAGAGAAGTCGGGCGTTCTTGATAGTGTAAGTGTTGACGGCCATGTCGTGTTCCTTTCTATGGGGTAGTAGTCTTGAGATAGAACTTGGTCGACGAAGTATCGATCGCAGCTCCTGGTTTCCGCTCTAGGCGGATGATGCCGTGGTCGTGGAGGCGCATGAGGAGCCATCGGGCGTCCCACTCCTCTATGAGAATATCGTAGAGCCTCTTGACCCAATCCTCCTGCGAAGGATTCAGTAGGTCGCCGAGCTCTTCCTGAAGGAGGTCGACCTTGCAGATGAACGACCAGAGCTCACTGTCAGTGGTCTTCTCGATCATCGACGGAAGAGACGACAGAAATGACTCGATGGCTACTTGGCTACCGTGAATAAGACGGACCGTCGCAAGCTCTGAGAGCTCGGTGGAATTGTCACTCATCGGAAACACCCTCAATGGAGTTGATTCCGACAATAAGACCCGCCTCTACAAGGCAGCGCACGAGGTCCCGGTCGTCCAGCTCGGTGCGGCAGATATCGAGGAGGTTCTGGACCGTCTGGCGACGGTAGTGACCATAGCTGCTGCGGTCACAACACTCGAGCTTATCGATGAGCTCCTTGATCTCGTCGTCCTTCAGGTTCGCCACCTCGTCCCGAAGGTAGCCGGTGTATCCAACAAGGATATCGTTAGCGGTCTGGCCGCCATCGTAAACAGAGGAGAGCATTTGTTCGTTCCTTTCTATCGAGAAACCTAGAACCCGGGTTGGGTTCTAAGTGTGAGGTTGGTTCAGTTGGTCTTGAATGTGTCGCAGATGTTCTTGGCCATGGCGAGCATGTCCTCTTTAGTCGCCGAGAGGTGGTGCTGGTCGCAGTAGTCACGAGTCGCGTAGTAGGCGAACGTAGCTATGGCGAAACCAACACCCATCTCAGCAAGGCTGGTGAGGACGTACTGGCGGGCGAGGGAGGGGCAGGACATGGCAGTACCTTTCTGGTGGGGGTCTCATTATATGCCCTGCCCGTCTCGCGATTCATGCTGCTAGGAAGGTATCGACGTCCGTATACTTCTGAATTTGCCCGCGGGCAGCGTCCACGAGTTCCCTTCCGTATCGATTGTCCAGCTTAGCTCGCCAGTCGTCTCCGGCGTCTTCGTAATCAAGCCAGAGATACCCCTTGCAACCTCCGACATCGCCGTACGAAATAATCTCATTACCCTCGCTGTCCACTCGATGATTCTCTCGTACAAGTCGTCCGGCCCCGGGAGTGTCTGGGTTAACAGGAATGAAGCGCCCGACGCGTCCGACGAATTTGCGGTCATTCTCGCCGAATTCAAGCAGCATTCGTGTAGTAACCGATCGTGTCTGGGCGACATCTTCGAGAGCCAGAGGATCTCCGGTGAAGAGAGTCTTGAAGACTACGGGCTCTTGGAACTGCTTGCCAGTTGCGTGCCAACCTTCTTTGTCATGTGCGATATAGACGGCGTCGTTGACGAGCAGCATACGATCGTAGGTCGCTTCGTGCTCGAATGTGTAGCCGTACTTCTTCCCAAACTCGAAGACCTCCGATATGATGCGATCGTCGGCGTTCGGGATCTTGATCGAGTCTGTCTTGATGTGGGCGACGGTGTATCCTTTCTCCTGAACGAAATGCTTCAGGTCGACCATGAACAAAGCGCCGCGTTTGGCGACGATGTTGTCCACGTTCCGGGGGTCTCGGAGTGGGTTGTCGAATTTGGCGGCGGTGAGTCCGTACGTCGAATTCAGTGCGATCTTCAGCGCATAGGCCAGAGCGTCGAGGTTAGAGTCGTCGTCCAGATATGGAGCCAGCGCACCATTCAGGATCTTTCGAGCCTCGTCGAGTTCCTTGTGCTTGATCAAGATACGAGCCTTCTTAAGCTCGCTGTACCTCTTGGTGTAGGGCCCGAACAGCTGGAGATTCTCGATCGACGTAGGATGCATCGATGCAATATCCAGCAGGGCCACGTTCTCATAGTATCCAGGCTCGGAGGAGACGTAGCCGCCCTCGCCGACCTCCTCGCCACGATATGTCGACTTGCCGTACTCGTACTTGTAGCCGGGGAACATCTCCGACAGGTCCGTGTACTGCAAGTACTTCTGAGTGTCCCGCTGACCCTGGAATATGATCTGGGTGGTCAGCTTGTTGGTGCTGGAGTTGACAGGGAGACCCGCGATCTCAGCGAGGATCTGACGAGCCTCCCAGTCCGCCTCCAGATGGTCCCATACCTTCTCTGTGGCGATGACGTCGTTGTCGCAATATGCGGCGACCTCTTCCCACATCTCCTCCGGCACCGGTTCGTCCCAGGGAAGGCCGAGCTCCTTGTGGTGGATACCCAGTTCGATCTCCCACTTCTTGAGGGACTGCTTCTTGGCGGCGAAGTCGTAGATATCGGTATAGGACAGGTTGTAGGCCTCTCGGAATCCCTCCTTGATAAGGTTGTTGATGATCTTACGAGAGAGGTGATAGAGCTGGATGTTCGAGTAGCCCAGGATACGACCGTAGAGGATATGGTTGTCATACCGGCGGTTGTTGAAACCTACGAGCTTCCGCTCCACAAGATCAGAGATCTCGTTCGGAGTCGGGTTGATCATCCTCTGGATCTTGTTGGCACCACGGACCTTCCAGTTCACAAGGAACAGGTTCGGGAATACCTCGACGTCGTAAATAATCGGGGTATTGTCGTCCGGCTCCTCATAGGTATCCTCATGGTCGCTCTCCGAGGAGAACGGCATCTCCTGCACCAACTTGATGCAGTAGTCGGCCTGATGAGTGGACTTCATGGCGAACGTGAGGACCTTCTGCCTCATGTCCGACACGTCGTAGTCCATCCCCGATTCCTTGGCGTCCGTCAGCACCTTCATGATGAAATCGATGCTGGGCTTCGTCCCGGGATGAAACTCCTTCCTCAGGTTCCGCTCTATGAGCTTCCGGATGGACTTCTCGTTCTGCATGACCTCCTGACGAATCAAGGGTTTCTCCTTGACGGGAAGATATCCGTCCTCAACCGTGGTAAGGCCCTGGTGGGCGGTGCACTCGGTGAGGCGTCGACGGAGGGCGGATTTGCCTGAGTAGACCTTGCACTCGACTCCGGGGCGCACCAACCGTGAAAGTACGGAAGGATCCCCCGAATATCGATAGTGGATGTGGATTCCACCCCCCGATCGGCTGAGTTCAGCATAGGAGGGAACCCACCTGCGAGCCTCTTCCAGACACTTGTCTCTGTCCTTGTCGAGGTCGATGTCGATGACGACGTCTCGCTCGGGTACGAGGACATAATGCTCCTTTCTAGTGTCCAAGTCCTTCAGTGTCGTCGTGACGTCGTCCCAACGTTTCGCTGGGAGGCCGTTTTCGTTGGCGTACTGGGCAGGACAGTCCTTGTAGAGCTCGTCGAGATATGACGGCTGCTCTTTCATCTCAGTCCAGTCCGAAATCGGGCTCTCCTTCTTCTCCCCCTGGGAAAATTTGGATTTCAATAGCCCCTTGTACACCTTGCGCCGGCTGTTACCATCGATCATGATGCGATCGTGGAACTCCTCGAAGTAATCCCGGATCTCGTCCTTGAACTTGTACATAGGGTACATAGCTCCGTCCGAATATGTCTGGGAGTACTCCTTGTACATCTCGTAGATGCGTTTGAGAGAGACACCATCCTCATCGTCCAACTCGTCCTGATAGAAATCGAGGAAGTTGAATATGGGGTTGGTTTTACTCATCATTCCGATGGGCTTATAGTCGTCGTAATACGACGGGCCCTTGGACTTATAGAGTTCCACGCAGCGCTTTACGATAGAACCCCGTTCGTCCTCGAGTTGAGACATGATCTCTTTGTACCGACGAATATCGAGCTTTCGTCCAGAAGGCTCAACGTCGATAAGACGTCTCGTCAGTCCGCTCTTCGAGTCGGTGATGCGTACCGGCAAGTTGGTACCCACGAACAGCATCGCTTCGGGCTTGAATGTGTAGAGGGATTTCCCCTTCTCATTCATGACCATCGGTTCATGGGATACGAGACTGTTCAGGCGGCTGTTATCCGCGATCCGGGAGAGGTTGCCGTCATGCTGAATAGCCACGCGAGGATTCGATTTGAATGGCTCAAGGGCGAATTGGTCGCTGGGTCGCCCAAGAGCCGCCGCGTCGAACTGCCCAATATGGCCGTCCAGCAGTATCGAGATGAGATTCAGGACGGTCGACTTACCAGATCCGGCAGATCCATAGAGCACGAAGAACTTCTGGATCCAGGCGGAGTCTCCCGTGAATACAGATCCGATGCCCCACTCGAGTTTCTCCCTCTCGTCCGGATCGTAGAGAGTGCTCATGAGTTCCTCATAGGCGGGGCATGGATCGTCGCTCAGAGAATATGAGAGTGTTCTGGTTGCGTAGTCTTCCTTTCTTGGAGTCTGGTCGGCAAACAGTATCCTACCATCGAGAGGCTGGTAGACGTCCGGGAGCTTGGACATCCACGCCTTGTAGTCGGAATATGTCTTGGAGTCGTAGTCCCCCAGATACCGTGCCCAGACGGACCCGTCGACTCTCTTCGAGGCCTCTTGGAATCGACGGGTCACGTCGGCGTCCACGATACGGATCAGGTCGTACTCGTGAGTGCTCCAGAAATGTGTCTCTGGATTGTACACGGCGTAGAAGGACTTCCCACGAACCATGAGATCCTTGAATTGGTGCACACGCCAGGCCGGCCGTACCTCGGTGGTGCCCGATTTCAGGGCTCGCTCCTTGATCTCGTAGAAATCCATTTGACTCCTTATATGTCGTAGTTCTCCGCGAGGTAGAGTTGCATCTGGTACCAGAGCTCGAGACGGTTCTGGTTCGGGAACTCCCCCGGCTCGTAGAACTCGGGAACGGACTTGAGAGGGAATATGCCCCCACGTCCGTGGGAATCGTACTGACGGCTCATCCATCGGTCGATAGCCTTCTCGACCTTTCGATCGAGTTTATCGTCCAGCATGACGTCGCAGTCCATGAAGTTGATTCCGAGGTTGTTTATCATCTCCCCGCAACAGGGAGCGG